CGGGCGTTCGAGGACGCCCAGAAGGAGACAAAGAAATGCTCAGCGACATCGCCATCTGCTTCGCCATCCTGATCGTTGGCGCGGCTGTCGGTTACTACGTCTGCAAGACCAAGAAGCTCGACATCTGACTTCTGGAAAATAAACTTCCACTTCTCGGGAAACCGGCGAGTGGTGATTCACAACGCTTCCATTGACCTCAGGCAAGGTCGATGGATGAGGTCCGGGGTTCGCATCAAAGCGTCCATCGTGGCCCCCTGCGGGGGACACCCACGGTGTTGAGGTTGTTGCGTCATGGACTGACTCGTACTGCCTAAACGTCACATCACAAACAGGAGGCAATCATGCCTACTAACTATTTCGATCAGAGCATCAACCGCACGGGCGCCAACAACGGCGGCTCCGACAAGCGGGCTTTGATGCTCAAAGTGTTTTCTGGGGAGATTCTTGCAAATTACTCAACGAAGACCATCCTGGCAAACCTTGTGCGTACCCGCACCATCAGCGGCGGTAAGTCCGCGACCTTCCCGATCTACGGCAAGGCGTCCGCCAAGTGGCACACCCCGGGACAGAACATCCTGGAAGCCGCCAACGGGATGCTCTCCGACTTCAAGTACGGTGAGCGCGTCATTGCCATCGACAACATGCTGACTGCCAGCACCCTCATCCACGATGTCGATGAGCTGCTCCAGTTCTGGGATGTCCGCGGCCCCATCGCCACGGAACTCGGCTACGCCCTCGCACGTGCCTACGACGGCATGGCGATGCGTACGTTCATCGCTGCGTCCCTCGCAACGAGCCCGATCAGCAACACCTCCGGCAACGGTACGGCCCTCGCCGGCGAGACCATCACGACCGGCTCTACCGGCTCCGTCACGGGTGCTCAGGTGGTTGATTCCATGTTCTCTGCTCAGGAGAAGCTGGACAACAAGGATGTCCCGACCGAGGGTCGATTCGTCATCCTCCGTCCGGAACAGTTCAACGCAGTCCTGGCGACCGCGCAGCTGACGACCGGAAACGGCACTAGCACCGTCAACGGCAACTTCGCTCGGTTCAACAAGGACTACAACACCAGCCTTCCGGCTGACCTCGGCAAGGGCACGGCTTCGTCTCTGGAGCTGGCCGGCTTCCGCGTGTACAAGTCAAACCTGTTCCCGCGAAATGCCGGAGATCAGACCAAGGATTCGGTGTTTGCTGCTGGTGACGGCACGACCGGCAACGTCAACGGCAACATCGCCAACGATCCGTTCGGTTCGGGCAACGGCTACGGCTACGACTTCTCCAAGTACTGGGGAATCATGGGCCATGCCGATGCCATCGGTGTCGTCAAGAAGCTTGATGTTGCCACCGAGATGGAGCGCAAGATCGAGTACCAGGGCACCCTGGTGGTCTCGAAGCTGATGGCCGGCTTCGGCGTCCTCCGTCCGGAGTGCGCCATCGGCTGCAAGTGGACCTGATCGGTCCGTCTGAGTGAGTCACAACCAAACCGCCTCCTCGGGGAAACCCGGGGAGGTGGATTCCTCTTCCCTCTCCAGGCCCCCGGCAGGACTTGAACCTGTCGGGGGCTAATCAGGAATTCCATGAACGAGACGACCAAGCTTCAGGCAATCAACACGATGCTTTCCTGCATCGGTGAAAGCCCGGTATCGACGCTCACATCGACACACACCGCCGATGTGTCGGTTGCTCAGAACATCCTCGACGAAGTCTGCCGCGAATTGATGTCTCGGAATTGGAGCTGGAACACCGTCACCAAGCAGACGCTCACCCCAGACCTCTCCGGTCAGATTTCCGTTCCTTCGTCCTGGGTTCGCGTGGAGCATCCGCTCAAGGACTACGCGAAGAAGGGCAACTACCTGTACGACCGCGAGAACGAGACGTACACCTTTGGCGCAGCCGTGTCTGACCTCAAGGCGATTCAGCTGCTTGAATGGGAGGACATGCCGGAGTCAGCCCGCCGCTACTGCATGATCCGCGCGGGGCGGACCTTGGCCGGTCGCATGGTGACGAGCGAAAAGGCAGTTCAGTTCACGGAACGGGACGAACTACAGGCGTTCATGCTTCTGCGCGAGTACGAGTCCGAACAGGCTGATTACAACATCTTCCGCAACACCAGCGTTGCCGCCGCCTCCCGACGATACGTATGAGCCTCCTATCCATCTCGGTCCCCAACCTCATCCAGGGCATCTCGCAGCAGCCGCCCCAGATGCGGCTTCCGTCCCAATTGGCGGACCAGGTGAATGCGTACCCGTCACTTGCCGAGGGGCTCACAAAGCGTCCGCCCACGAATCATGTCGCAAACCTCGCCTCAGACGCCCCCGACCAATTCGTCCATTTCATCGTCCGCGATGCAACGGAACGGTACATCGTCAGGATCACCTCGTCGGGGCTTCGGGTGTTCGCCATCGACGGTACGGAAAAGAGCGTATTCACGACCCAAACCGGAACCACGGCGTTCTCGCTTCCTTCGTATCTGAACACCTCCTCCGTCAACCTCCGTGCCATCACGATTGCGGACTACACGTTCCTGCTCAACCGGAGCACGGTGACGGCGATGAGCTCCACGGTGACGTCTGCTGCGCCGAATGAAGCCCTTGTGACGGTCGCGGCGGTTGGGTACTCCGTCAACTACACGGTCACATTCAAGGTTGGATCGTCTTCCTACACGTACACCCAGACATCGGGATCAGGTGTTCCAATCAGCACCGAGACGATTGCGACCAATTTGGTTGCAGCAGTCAACGCCGCAACGGCAACCACGGGACTGACCGCAACGTCATACGGCTCGACGTTCCTCGTTTCAGGCACTTCGGCGTTCACCGTGAAGGTCTCTGACTCAACCGGCGGAACCTACCTGGTCTGCGCGAGTGGCAAGGTGTCGAAACTGTCAGACCTCCCAAAGCAGGGGAAGCACGGATTCAAGATCGCTGTCGGGGCTTCCGCCGATGGTGGGTCCGACACCGATTACTACGTCTCGTTCGTCGCCAATGACGGGGTCAGCGGCACCGGATACTGGAAGGAAGATGTCGGGTTTGGGGTCCAGACCACCATCGACCCGTCGACCATGCCGTACGTGCTCGTCCGCAGGAGTGACGGAAACTTCGCTTGCTACCAGTCCACGTGGACCGGACGGACCGCCGGTGATGCCACGACTGCACGGACCCCGTCCTTCATCGGCAGGGCCATCAAGGACATCTTCCTGTTCAGGAACAGGCTCGGCGTGGTTGCCGATGACAAGGTGGTCCTGTCTGAATCCGGCTACTACTTCAACTTCTTCCGAACCACGACGACTCAGATCATCGACTCTGACCCAATCGACGTTTCGGTTGGACACGCCAAGATCGCTTCGCTCCAGACCGCCATCCCCTGGGATGAACGGCTGATCCTGTTCTCTCCGCTGACGCAGTTCAGCCTTGGATCCGGAAACGATGCCGCCTTGACTCCGAACACCGTGCAGGTCACGCAGACCACGGAATTCGTCAACGCCTGTGAAATCTGCCGTCCAGAGGCTACGGGCCGATCCCTGCTGTTCTTCCAGCGCAAGGGTTCCTTTGCGGGCGTCCGTGAATACATCCGCATCTCCGCACGGGAGCAGTACGACGGTATCGACCTGACCGCCAACGTCCCTTCGTTGATCGCCGGAACACCTCGGCAGATCGCCGTCAGCAGTCACGACTCCGTTGGATTCGTTCGCACGGATACCGGGCTGTACAACTACAAGTGGTTCGTGAACGGCAACGAGAAGGTGCAGTCCGCCTGGAGCCGATGGGACCTCGGGACCAACGCAACGGTCGCCGGCATGGGATGGATCGACCACAGCCTGTACTTGGTGATCGCTCGGGGGTCCAAGACCGTCCTCGAGCGCGTGGACTTTTCGGGCAAGTTTCAGGACAGCCCGCTCCTGTGGGGCATCCACCTTGACCGGAGGCAGAACGTCACGGCCACCACCACCGGGGCATCGGCAGGAAGCACCCGTCTTGCAAACCTTACCGTGGACTACACGGGGCTTGGTCCCGTTGTCGTGATCGACGGCATCCAGCGGTTGGTGACGGCGGTTGCCTCCACCTACGTTGAGGTCAGCGGATCCTTCGACGGGAAGTCGGCATGGGTCGGAATCCCGTACACGATGTCGTGGACGTTCTCGACGCCGTACTTGCGGAACAACGGGGATGCGGTGATCGACGGTCGGTTGCAGCTCACCTACGGAAGGCTGGCATACGAGTCAACCGGGCACTTCATCGTGACGGTTTCCCCGAAGTACCGTGACCCGTACACCTACGTGTTCGACGGAGGGTTCCTCGGGGCGGACATCCAGATCGGAAGCGCGTTCATCGGTACGGACTCCTATCGGTTCCCGATCCATTGCCGAACGGAAGATGTCGTCATCACCGTGACCAGCGCATCCTGGATGCCGTGCCGATTCCAAAGCGCGGCGTTTGAGGCTCGGTTCACCACCAGGAGCAGACCCACGTGATTGCCCATGTCCGCCCTGCGCTGCCGAAAGACTGCCCCGAGATCGCAGCGAACCTCCGTGAAGCGGACAAGATGGAGTGCAAGCTGTGGGACTTTGAACCGGAACACTCGTTGCGTATCGGCATTGAGTATTCGATCCAACCGCTTACGGTTGTGGGTCCATCAGGAAATGCCGCTGCCATATTCGGCATCACCACCGGAACCGGACAGGGGGAGGACGCCACCATCTGGCTGCTCGGTACCGACGAGATCATGTCGTTTTCGACAACCTTCCTGAAGCAGAGCAGAATGTGGATCGACCACATCTGCAAGCCGTTTGTTGGTCCGTTCACCGGGGTCGGGAATTGGGTTGATTCGAGAAACACCAAACACGTTGAGTGGCTTGTCTGGGTTGGATTCGTGAAGACGGCCACCACCATCAAAAACGGAATCGAAATCGTGTATTACCGAAAGGCCATCTGACAGATGTGTCTCCCATTTGCTCCCATTGGTATCGCACTTGGTGCGTCCGAAGCAGCAGCCGCGGCTGTCGGAACTATGGCTGTGTTGTCGGTGGCCGCTACCGCAGCAAGTGCTGGTGTGTCGTATGCCGGCCAAATGCAGTCTGCTAAATCGCAACGATACCAGTACGAACAGACGCAGCGAC